TCATTTTGGGTTCTCCTGAGAAAAGATCGGAATCCTGAAATTCCGCGCGGCCCGTACGGTACACGAAGAGGCCGCAGGGTGCTCAACGCCGATGTCGCACCTTTCGGACACCGGGAAGATCCCGATTGCCTCGCCAGACGAAACAGGGAGCAGGCCGGTGATCATGCCCGTGAAGTCCTGGTGAAATCCATAATTTGACATAATAACCATTATGCGTAGCCGCAAAACCCACGAACCGACGCCGACACGAGGCACAAAATGAACGTCCAGATTGTGAGCACCCAAACCAAACCGATCACCACGAAATCCGGCCAGAAAATGGAACTGCGCGTCGTGCAGGGATTCGGCGACGACGGAGCCGTGTTTAAAACGGTGCTGCACCGGGAACATCCGGATATCCGCCCAGGACGGTACGAACTCGTCCCGGACGTGTTCGTTAATTTCGAGTGTGAGCTGAGCGCCCGGTTCAATTTCCGGCCCGCCCAGGCAGCGAAGCAGTGATTACACGAGCCGCCAGAGGTCACGCGCCTGGTGGCTCTTTTTCTGTGCGTGAAACCGGGAGTCAACCCATGTTTAAGCTCGTCCTGGCAAGCGTGCTGACCGTGTTCGGTGCAGCCGCTAACGCCGAAGTTCCGCAGGCAGTGACCCAAGCAATCAGCACCGCGCAGACCGACGCTCTGACGATCGGCGGCGCGATCCTGGCGGCCATCGTCACGATTTACGCGCTCAAGCTGGCCCGCCGCGCTCTGTGAGCACGGCCGGCGATTGAGGCAGGCGGCCGGGGAAACTCGGCCGTTTTCGTTTTCGGAGACAGCAGCGATGGCGTACCAGCAACACGGCCAGTGTTTCGAGACCGTCGACCAGGCCGCGGCATTTGCCGGCGCACACTCAAACGGCCTCATCCTGGCCGGCACGTCCGGTCCCGTCGGCGTCACGTTCGCGGGATACCAAGGCGGCGCGCTCCATTACACGCTGACCAGCGCGGCCGGCACGTCAACGCTACAGGTGCCGTACCTGGGCGCACAGTGCCAGCTAATCGACACGCCCGACGCGCTCGCCCTGTCCTGGGCGGTCGTGGGCGCGTGGGCCGTCGCATACGGTGTCCGGCTCGCTGTGCGGGCCATCAATCAGTGAGGGACCTAACATGATCACCATATACGGGATAGCAGCGGCCGCGGCCGTGCTGGGGGCAGCATGGATTTTGCTCAGCGACTGATCCTGGCCGGCGCGCTCCTGGTCGTCGCCCTGCCCGCGTCGGCGTTTTATCGGGAGCCCAGCCCGCCCCCAGGCACGACGATTCGTCCTGGCGGCGGGACCACGTTCCGCCCCACGTCGCCGGTGCCCGGCACAGGCCGAATCCCCGGCGGATCGGCCACGATCAATATCGGCAACGGGCGCACCGTCACGCGCCCGATTACGTGGCGTCCTGGTCCAGGTGCAGGCCGCGCCATCGCCACCGGAATCGTGCGCGGCGGGCTATGGGGGCTGGGATTCGGCCTGGCCGAGTGGGCGGCCGATCAGTGTATCCACGCTGCGCCTGGCGGTGGGCTGCTGCTGCGGTGCGGGGAGCCGGACGATCCCTATCTGCCCGGGCAGTTGGTGTACCAGAGTCACTACGTGTCCGGTAAGGACTACGGGTCGGCCGGCGAGGCATGCGAGGACGCGGTTAAGACGCAGAGTGGCGAATCAGACGCTAAATACAGGCTAGAGGCGGCGGCGTCAGGCGTGGAGTGGTTGTGCTATAGGGTTTTCGAGTATCACGACTCGTTGATGACCAGCGTTTTCCAGACCTACCGTTGCGGCGACAACTATTCCACCACCGGGAAATGTGCGCTGCCAGATACGCAGCCAGAGGGCCGGCCAATCGATGAGGAAACGGCTATCAATATGCTGTCCGGAAAAATCCCGCCCACGATCCCGCCAGGGATCGATATCCCCGTTACCGCGCCCGTCTGGAACCCCGCAGGCCCCGGGTCCGACCGGACAAAGCCCGTCATCGTCCCGGTTGGGGACCCTATTGCTACCGTCGGCCCGCAGCCTGCACCCGGTGTATCGCCCGTCGCCCCGAAACCAGGCGCGACGAAACCGCCCGGGGCTATCGAGTGGCAGCAGCCGGCGGTAGAGATCACGCACAGCCCCACGCCCGACAACCCGCTGCGCGTAGACGTGAAACCGATTAACGTGCCTGTCGAATCGCCGCGAGACAAAATCAAACCCGAGACCGACGGGAAACCGCAGGCGGTGCCGAAACCTGGGCAGAAACCCGGCGAGAAACCCGCCGATCCGACCGTGGACCCGTCGATAGACCCCGCATTGTTGCCGGACAAAAAGAAGGACGGCGAGGGCGAGGACGGGAAACCGGCTGACGACAAAACCGGCGACCTGTGCCGCAAAAACCCGGACATCCTGGCGTGCAAAAAACTGGAGGAATTGGAGCCGGAGGACCTGGAAAACCGGACCGTTGACGTGGCGCTGCGCCCTGCTGACGGGTTCGCACGCGCCGGCCACTGTCCGGCCGACCGAGTGATGACAGTGCTTGGTCAACAGGTCACGTGGTCCTGGTCGTCGGTCTGCGACCTGGCGCGAGGCGTGCGTCCGGTAGTCGTCGCGTTTGCGGCGATCGCGGCCGTGGGCATCGTTGTTGGCGCATCCAGGAGGACGTGACGTGGCGGGCAAAACAGCAGCAGCCGTCGGCCTGGCCGAGTGGCTCGCATCGATCTCGTGGCCCATCGTCTCGCGCGTCCTGGCGGCGCTGGGCGTCGGGACAGTTACCTACGCTGGGCTCGATGCGGCAGTGTCCGTTGGCCTGGACGCTGCCAGGTCGTCGATTAACGGGCTCACGCCGGACGTGATGGGCGTGCTCGCGCTCGCCGGCGTTTTCGACGCGATGGGCATTATCGCCGGCGCGCTGACGACGGCGGTCACGCTCGCAGCTACGAAGCAGTTCGCCCTACACACCACCGGAGGAAAACGGTGATCACGCTGATAACGGGCGCTCCTGGCGCGGGCAAAACGGCCGCCCTGGTCGATATCCTGGCCGGCACAGACCCGGCCCGGCTGATCTACGCATCCGGCGTGCCGGAGCTATCTCTACCTGGTCGGACCGTGCACGTCCTGGACGACGTGGCCACGTGGCCCGATCAGGTGCCGGACGGTGCATTGATCGTCATCGATGAGGTGCAGCGTGTGTGGCGCCCCCGCGCTGCCGGCCAGGCAGTCCCGCGCGACATTGCCGAGTTGGAGACGCACAGGCATCGTGGCCTGGATTTTCTGATCGTCACCCAGGCGCCCGGCCTGGTACACCGAAACGTGCGCAACCTGGTCGGCAGACACGTCCACCTGCGCGACGTTGGCCTACTCGGGCGGTGGTGGTACGAGTGGCCAGAGACGTGCGACAACGTGCTGTCCGGGTGGCGCACGGCCCCCATAAAACGCCGCTACAGGCTGCCCCGTCGCGTGTTCGGCATGTACCGTTCCGCGTCCCTACACACGCGGCCGAGTCGGTCGGTGCCTGTGTCGGCTATCGTCGTCCTGGTCGCCGGCCTGGCTGCCGTTGCGATCGGAATTGCCGGCTATCGAGCGATCAGCCAGCGCGCGGCCCCCGCCCAGGCATCGCCCCCAGCGGCTGCGGCCCAGCCAGCCACCGCCCAGGTAGCGCCCCCCGCCACCGTGCCGGCCCCTGCCCTGGCAGAGCCGGCGCGTCGTCTCATTGACGATCGGGTGGACTGGATGCCGAGGGTCAGCGACCGGCCCGAGTCTGCCCCCGCCTACGACGAGTTGCGCCGGGTCCAGGCGATGCCGGTCGTTGCCGGCGGCTACTGCTCCCGTCGCGGCTGCCGGTGCTATACGCAGCAGGCCACCGATGCCGGCCTGTCGTCGGACGAGTGCCGACGATGGGTCGAGTCGCCGCCGTTTGACCCGTATACGCCAGAGTTCTGGCCGTCGCCGCCCCCTGCCCTCCTGGTT